TTCTGTTCTTCGCCGGCGCGTATTTGATTTATGTAATGTCACAGAAAGAACAACCTATGGCCGACGTCGAGGGTCTCCAAGCCCTCATACAGGACGCCCACGCCTTCTCCGGAGCGAATCCGGAGGAATTTAAATTATTCCTCGAAAACCTGCACAAGGTGCACCTGTACTTGGACACCCCGAGGGTGGCCGCCCACGTACTGTACAAAAGTCTAGACCATCTGAGAAATCTCACCATACATAATAATTATAACATCGAGGAAGAGATTGAGGACATAGCCAATCAAATCGGTGAGAAGGTTGAAGAAAAAATATTGGAACACGCGATTGCGAGAAAAAAGAGATTCCATCCGAAATACTTAAACGAAAGAGTCCAATGATAATATAAATAATATGGTAATGACCAGAAGCAAGTCGGGTGTCCACATTAAAAAACCCACGGACGTGTACGTCCCGGAGGTTGACACCAATGGATTCACCGACGATTACTCTGATAGTGAATACGACAGCGAGTTCGATGGTTCCGATTTAGACACGGAGGACGAGATGTCGTGTTCAGAGGACGAGGAGGACGACGAAGATGAAACTGAGATGGAGGGTTTCATCGTCGACGACGACGAGTCGGAAACGGAATACTCTTCGGAATCCGACGACACTTAAAAGAAGCGCTACTTTTTAATAAAAGAATGGAGAGTGAAATAGGAAACCCAGTCACGTATCAACCGGAACCCCTAAAGCCCATCGACGCCAGACAGGACCCACCACCACCGCCACCCGCGTCGCAACAGGAGGAGGAGTCGTCCCCCATCGATGATTTTTATTACGATTACCAACCTCCACCACCTATGTATCCACAACAATTCATGCCCACGGAGGAGAAACAAAAGTTCGATTTCGCGTCGGTAGACCGGATGACCATGATCCTCCTATTCACCGCCTTCATCCTCGGATTTTTCATGGGAAAGACTCAGACCATTCAACCAATGATCCTCCGGTATAGTTGAGTAGCCAACGAACTTGCCAATATTACCGTATCTATCACCAGTGAAATACGAACGACTCACGACGAGGGGATCCTTCTCGTTATCTATGTACACATCCGTCGCGTTCGGACGTGGTTTGGTTTTCTTGACCTCGAACTTATCGCCCTGGAAAACCAAAGCATACACGACGATGGCTATAGTGACGAAATTTAAGATGATGCTTATGATCGCCATGCTTATTAAAAGACTACATTTTATTCAGTCGTCTCGGTCTCGGCCTTCTCGGCCTCGGCCTCCCGCTTCTTGCGCCTCTCCTCGATCTGGCGAGCGACTTCGGCGTCGGCCTCCTTGACGAGTTCTTCCATGGACGCGTCTGGTTTTTCCTTCTTGAGCCGTTCGATCACCTCGGCCGGGTGTTCAATCGGGGCCTCGTCCGGTTTGGTGTAGAATTTGGAATTCTCATCGCCCGGTTTGGAGTAGTCCCCGTCCTTGGTCTCGATCATGTCCCTCTTGCGTTCCTCGAAGAGTTTCCTCGCGGCGCGTTGGTTTTCGCGGTACCCGGTCATCAACTCCTCGAGTTTCTCCTCGGCGTAGTGGGAGTCCTCGATCTCGTTCGGATCCGGTGGGATCAGGAGGAATTTGTACATGTCAGCGACATAGATGTCGAAGGTGGCGTCATCTGCCTGTAACTTCTTCGCATGCGCCGCGGCCTCGTCGCGCGTGGCGAAACATCCCCGAATCTTGATGCCGAATTTGTCCGTCTTCTGTGGGCAGGACGGCCCGACGACCGAGAGGCACACGAAATTCTGACCCGGAACGGTGATGTAATCTGGGGTGAGAGACATGCGGGATTATATTAATGAAAGGCATGTTGACTTTAAGTAGGTCACACCTCGACGCATGGAAAAAATCAGGAAAAACCACAACGACGCCAAGCGCGCGCTGATCCAGGCGGTCGTTCGAGAGGGACAGAGCGTGCTCGACGTCGGCGCGGGATTCGGTGGTGATCTCCAGAAATGGCGCGCCGTCGGGGCGTACGTGTCGATGTGCGATCCGTCACCGGAGGCGCTCGAGGAAGCGCGATCTCGCGCGAGAAATCTCAAGATCCGGGTCAACGGTTTCTACACCGGTGACATCCGCGCGTGTCCGAACCGGAGGTGGGACGCGGTGTGTTACAACTTCTCCCTCCACTACGTCTTCGCGTCGAGGGACCTGTTTCACGGCACGCTGTCGGAGATCAAGCGGAGGGTACAACCGGGTGGGCACCTGTTCGGTATCATCCCCGATTCGGAGTCCATCCTGAACCGGGTGCCCCTGAAAGACGACCTCGGGAACTTCTTTCTCACGAAACACCATGGCAACGGTGGTTTTGGTGAGAAACTTTGGGTCAACCTGGTTGACACGCCGTTCTACGCCGACGGACCCCGTGCCGAACCCATCTGTTACAAGGACGTCCTCGTCACGGAGTTGGAGAAGATCGGCTTCACCCTGCTCCTTTGGGAGCCACTGCGAGGGCACATCTCCGAGTTATATTCCAAATTTATCTTTGTATATAAGAAGAAGCATCATGTGGATACTGGGTGTGCTTTTGTTGGTGGACCTGTGGATCCTCAAGAACACGGTGGAACCGCCGGCGTTGACGGAGGTGAAGGAAAAGTACCGGATCCTCCGGGAACACCTGGTGCGCACGCGTCAGGACAAATACAAGATGATCTGGTCACAAAAACCGGTGACGGGCTTTCACAAGATGCGTGGTAGCGTGGGTTACAACACGAACAAGGGGGGTGAGATCGCGGTGTGCCTTGACGGAACGCCGAACGAGATCTTCCACGTTCTCCTCCACGAATTGGCACACTGCACCGTGAGCGAATACTCGCACTCCAAAGAGTTTTGGGATAACTACATTGAACTGAGAGACCAGTGTATTGCTCTTGGTATTTATGAAAAGATTCCCGCCCAGACCACGTTCTGTGGTCAACACGTGTCCGATTAAGCCTTGATGACGTAGGACTTGGAAAAGTAGAAGAGGACGGCGGCGACCAAACCGGTGGCGCCCAAGCCGACCATGGATCGGGTGCCGTTCTCCGTGAGAAACTTGGGGACGCTGGTGGCGAGTTTGTCTTGCACCGGTTTGGACACGGCGGCCGCGGCGCACACGGCGACGAGGAGGGCCACCATTTGGTCATCGGTGAGATTCATCGGATTCTTCGACTCCGGCTTCACCGGTTGTTGCTGTTGCTGTTGCATCATCTGCGCCATGCCCGGTTGGACTTGGGAGGGCGCCTGCATCTGCACGCTTTGCATCCTGGGTTGCGATTGCACCATCGGGGCGTCCATCATACCCATACCTGAACCGGAATCGTCCTCCATAATGTCAGAAAGCGGAGTGGAATCCATCATGCTTTGTTCTTGTGCAATATTTTTTTCAGAGCCTTGAAACGAGGTGGAGGGTTTTTCCATTTTGGGCTGTGGCTGCGGTGGCGGTGGGGCCGTGATGGGCACCATTCCACTTCCGTCGTCTGACAGGTTGAGCGTTTCCATTCTGGGATGGACTCATAATTTTATTTCTTCTTTTTCACGACAACCCTCTCCTTCTTCTTGTCCTGGGTTTTATCTTTCTCTTTGAGGTAGTGGGTCGGATTGTACAACTTTTTGTGCACGGACCAAAATTGTGGCGCACCCACCCTAAACTTGGGTTTCTTCATGTCCGCTTTGTACCAAAACACGACGTCTTCTATGTTATTCGAACGGGACGTGTTGTCAAGTACGAGGCACTCGAAATCGTTCGTGCACTGATCCATGACGGCGTTAAAAGCGTTCAGGGTAGGGAAGATGCCAAAGAAATTCTTCCAGATTCTCTCCCTATTAGAGACAATGTTTTCCCTAAGAACAAAAACGTAATCGATGTTCGAGCGGATCGCAGGGGGCATGTCCATGCAGTACTGAAACGCCATCATCACGAATAACTTCCAGTGTCTCCCGTTCATGGCGATCTGTCTGAGAATGGGTTCTTTGAGAAACTTTGCGTCGTACATCACGTCGTCGAACAGGAGAAAAGCGCCACAATTCTTTTTCCCCTGTGCGACCAACTTTTTTTGACGATCCATCACCCTCTCCACGGCGTCCCTGTCGTACTCCGGATAGATGAATAAGTCTGGAATCCACGAGGAATAATAGTGATTTCCATCCTCAGTCCCTGACATGCAAATGCCAGCCGGTATGTGTCTCTTGTAATACATGATGTCCTTGATCAAGGTGGACTTACCGGTGTTTCTCTTTCCAAGAAATACACAGACACGATCGTCCCCCATCGTCTCCGGTTTGAATTTTCTCAACTGAAGTTGCATTCTGAAATATTGTCCTGTTTTATTTCTTAAAATTTTACTCAATTAATAGTAGAATGGCTGGTCGTTTGAATCTAAGCGCCACTGGGGTCATGGACAAATGGCTCACCGGTGACCCCCAGTACAGTCACTTTTTATCTCGATTCCGACGTGCGAGTAAATTCAGTTTCGAACAAATCGAGACCCCGTTCGACGGCACGATCGATTTCGGTCAGGAGGTGACGTGTCGCGTGCCGAAGGACAAGGGGGATTTGCTTCGCACGATGACCCTGAAGATCACCCTCAGCGATCCGGTTCCCGACCTGGCACCGAATCCCGGGTACAGAAACGACAAGTATTATCCACCGTCTGTGTGTGCCCACCTGATAGAATACGCCGATCTGGTCATCGGTTCACAGACCATCGAGAGGATCACCGGTGAGTACATCTACATGTACAATCAACTCCATCACACGAACGATGACGTCGACCAGACCCTATATTTCCTCAACGGTCACGGAAACTTTCTCATCTACAGGGGTGATTACAGTTACTTTTTAGACTTGCCCTTCTACTTTTATAAAAATCCCTCCCTCGCCATCCCGACGTGTGCCCTCACGAAACAATTGGTGGAGGTTCGCCTGAAACTTCGCCCGTTCAGTGAGATGGTGTGGTACGGGTTAACCGCCGTCGACGTCGCGAACGGGGTGTCGGCGAGCATTAAGAATTTATCCCTCGACAGTGAATTCGTCTTCGTCACCCCAGAGGAGAGGGCGTACCTCATGAGCACCCCCCTGGACTACTGCATCACCCAACTCCAGATGTCCCAATTCGTCATTCCGGACGGTGAGACGTCTCGGTCGGTGATGATTCATTTTTCGGGACCGGTCAAGGAAATATACGTGACGTCCCAAGCCCAGGCCGCGGAAGCCTTGAACCTCACCGGAGAATACAACAACATTCGACGGATGGCCCTCCGGTTCAACGACCAGGAGGTGTTCGACATGGACAGACTGCGCCTGACGTACGCCGAGCCCCTCCGGTGTCACGTGAACTGCCCGGCGACGCGTCTCGACATCCCTATCTACGAACCACACCCGAGCCTGAACCCGTCGGGAACGCACATCGAGTACGACATGTACAGTGAGTTCGGCGTGAAATCGTTCAGCGAGAGACCGGAGGACCCGTACCCAACCGGACAAGTCAACATGAGTCGAGTGTCCCACAAACTCCTCACCGTGGAGATCGAACCGGTGTACGCCGGGAAAAACAACGTGCGGGTGTACGCCCTTTCCTAAAACATTTTATCGATATCAAGTGGGCTCGCGGGGCTTAAATTTTAATCCCCCATAATTACAGAATGGCTGGTCGAGTGCAGTTAGAATCAGTCGGCGTCGCCGATTCCTATTTCACCGATGACCCCGAATTCACGTATTGGCGAAAGGTGTATAAAAAAAATTCCCGATTCGCCAGGGAGACGGTGACCCTCGATCCCCACATCCCAGGGGACTTTGGGAAAGTCCTGAAGTTTGACATTCCCCAAAATCAAGGCGACCTCCTGACGAACGTCGCGTTTCGAATCAAGTTACCGGCGATCGCGAATCAAAATTTAGGCACCGGGTACACGAAATACGGGTGGATAGAGAGCGTGGGGCACGCCCTCGTGGAGTACGTGGACATCTTCGTCGGAGACATTCCGATTCAGAGAATCACCTCCGATTGGTTGACCATTTACAGTGAACATTACTTCACCCAGACGAAACAGACGGCCCTCCGTCAGTTGGTTGGGAAATATGCGA